TGCTGTGCTCATCCATGTAGACAAGTTCAAGCGCTCTTTGTTAGAGCCTGACTCCATACGCTCTTTGCCCCGACCCTCGGTCATGTCAAGCAAGAACTCAGGGAACCACTCAAAGTCGTTTCTATTCTTGGATGTGATCTCGTCCGTGATTAGAGGGCAACTGTTAAGGAGTCCGAGCCTTTGTTGCATTGCAACAGGAGATGTCCCCTTTCCCGTACGATAGTGTACTGGATGTCCCCACACAGATGCTGCGCCTTCCAACGCAAGAGACTTTCCTGTCCCAGACTCAGTAGACCCACAATGAATAGTGAGGCCGTACATACCAGTAAAACGCATAAGAGGTGCACCCGCTCCAAAGAGCATGACGGCCAAATGGTCATACATTTTCTTTCTAATTAAAAGATTAACAAAATCACGGAACGGTTGTATCGTCCCCGTGGGCTGTGTATTGTTGACGATGTTTTCCAAGCCCGGCATAGGGATTGGAGCAGGGTCTTTACCTTTAGAGTAAATACATCCTGCAAAAACAAAGTCTTCGTTAGCTTGCCATCCATAACTGGACGGTACTTCGATAGGTGTTTTTTCTGTACTCATTTTTTCCACACATGCTCTTACATAATCTGCTAAATGTTTATCATTACCTGCTCCAAAAGCACTCACAATGTTTTGTGAAGCAAGGGTCTTGACGGTTTCATCCTTACTTACTACCGCTTTCTGTGGTAGTGTGATTGTCTGCGCACCTTGGGGGCGCATCGCAATCATGTGGATGGTGTGTTCATTCCCTGTTTTGAGAATGTCAACTGGAAACAAGTCGTACGGCAAAATCATAACTTGTCTTACCATTTTGTTGCCGTTTGCATCTTCGTCTTCCTTCTCCATAAAGACCCCACCACGCTCGCCATAAGCAAAGCCCCTTGGTGTCTCGGGTCTACGGATTTGTTTGTTCTCCCCTGTTGTGATTGTTTTTTCTAAGCGCGTCACCGCTGTGTCCCTGCCAAGCGCCAATGGGTTTGTTATTTTTCCCCAATGCTTGCATGACGGACACACGCCCGGATTCTCACTATCAAATTTGATACAAGGATATGGGCCTTTTATTTGGCTCAACTTGTCCTGCATCCGCCCATGCGGATAAGGGTGCATATCGCTTAACCATACTGCCGCTTTTTCTCCATCCACACATTTCTGTGTAATGCTCAAGAGCCCGCGCCAAAGAGGCTCCATGCCGTCATCACTTGCGTTGTTGACGTAGTAATCAAGTTGACCACACCCACCGCCTTGGGCTGTAATTTTGATGATCTTACCAAATTTGGTTACAGAATTCTCAAAGAGTTTTACACTGGTCGCCCCTAAAGATTTTGGTGGTTCACCTTGCAACACGATGGAATGCGTTGGCACTGCTTGAGACACCACGTTTTCATACATTGTCCCTACAAGGTGCTTGGTTACTATTGCTCTGATGTCATCCAAGTCAAAGAAGTCCCCTGCGTTCATAAAGCGCACATTGGTTTCTTCTCTTACTTGCTTGCCACTTTTAATACCCGTGTTGATGGTGCTAGGTACACGCAAAACACGAGATGCATCGCTTGTAATTGTCGGGTCAATAGCCAGCTTCTTTTGAAAGCATAAGCGCTTGAACCCTTCAGCCACAGGCTTCCACTCTTCTTTGTCAACCGCCTCTTTGAAAGGCCAGTATGCGTGTACCCCACCGCCAGATGCCACAAGCCACGGCCTACCCAAATCAGACAGCCCCACCTCATCGCAGAAGCGAAGAAGTTCTTGGACTGCTAACTTGGCGGAAGCATAGGCTTTTGGTTTGATGACACCTTTTTCATCAGGTATATCTTTAGGATGGTTGCAATCAATATCAACCGCAATGCATTTAACCATCTGCACATTTGTAGCAACACGCGAGTCCTTCTCCCCGAATGTTCCAAGTGCAAAGTAAATATCATACGATTTATTCTTCCACTCATTTATCTTCGCTTGCGCTTCATCAAGTGTCTCAACATAGTAGTGTTCCTTTTTTCGAGAAAGCTCTGCCACACAGTAACGACCGTTGCCTGTAGGGGGCAGAACCGCCGCCATAAAATCAAGCGGTTCCATACGTTTCCTTCAGGTTATTTAAATAGGTCTAACTGTTTATGCTGTGGATACGCAGGTGCGTGTTGAACATCTGCTTGAGTAAAACGCTTGAGTAACTCTTGTTGATAAGGTAAAGGCAAGCCCTTGTCACGATAAATCATCGTCTCACTGTGACGAATCAACTCATCGTTGGTTAAGGTTCTAGGTTGTATTCCTGACATATTCTTCTCCATGCTTCGTCGGCTGTTTTTGAGCTCGACATAATTTTTGTTAAAAGTTCTACCCGATTTTGATACGCTACGAAAACGTCTTTACCCTCGAACCAGTTGTAAACTGTTTGGCGAGTAACTCCAAGTGCGTACGCAATCTTTGTTACGGGAAAGTCTAAATGTATCGCCCATCGACCAAGGGTACTACCCAAGGTCTTAGGCGACTTTGCTACGAGGTTAATGATTTTGTCTGAGTAAGGCATAGATGAATGGGGACAGTGTCCCCGTTGTTGTTACTCGTCATCCCAATCTGAGACGATGTCAGCAAGTTTGCTTTTCTTGGCAGGTACGGATGTGGGCTTAGACGCTTCTTTACGAACCTCTGGCTCCTCATCAGCTTCAGCAATAGGCTCGGCTTTGGCTTTTGCCTTGGCCGCAATAGGCTCGTATACTGGAGCGTCTTCTTCCTTGGTCAACTCACCCATAGGGCGTGTGCCTTCTAGCTTCAAAGGGGCTCTAGGTTTTACACCATCGACTTGAGATGCCGTCTGTCTGATCGCATCCAAAGCTTCTTGGGTCATGCCCTTGGCTCTAGCCAACTCATACTCTACCGTTGTGAGCCAACGTGTAGGCGCAAAGTGCAACTTAGGCGCTTCTGCTTTAGTATCAAACTTCATGCGTGTCACGATCTTCTCGATGTCCACAGGAGGAGATGCCAAGGCCAAGTGCTTCACATACGCTTGCAATGGACGCTTGTCGCCTTCTTCTTTACCGAAGATGGATGTAGCGGGCAATGTGAGTTGCAAAATGTCGTCAGGATTATCTGCCAACATAACAGCCAAGCGTTGTTGGTAACGGCAAGCACGGCTATTACCCTGCCCTGATCCGGCCACGTTTTGATCGCAAGTCATGCAAGTCTTGCTTTGCGGTGCCTTGATTGAAGTATCGGGAGTCTCGCCATCGTTAGACCAGCAATCGGGGCCAGTGATGTTATCGCCATCGTATGACTTTGCGTAAAAGATACGACTGACTTTAGGAGCAGCTTTAACCACGATGATATCAAGGTGACGCTCTTCAATAGAGGCCAACTCTTTACCACCTGCCACGATACGGAACACACCACCTTTGATAGAGATGCGTCTGCTCGTGTTGATAGTACCGCCCATGAGAGAGCGTGCTGTGTCTGATAACTCACCACCTTGGGCGAATGCGGGTACGTTTGCGGAATTGAATACTGATAGGTTTGACATGTTGTGTTACTTAGTTGGTTTAATGACGCGAATCTCATACTCTGACATAGAGTTGAGACCGGGGGGAACTAGAGAAGGGTTCTCCTCTAGAAATTTTGACATATTAGTCTGTGCGATACGCTTCTCTAAAAGATCAACGACATCATTGTCAACGACAAAGCGTTTGAATGAGTCCCAATCTTGGGTTGAGTAGCGTGTCTTGGTCACAAGACTGATCGTGCCAAAATCTGTTTTGATCGATGTGGCACCCTGTGCTCTCATCTGATCTTTTATTTCTATCTTGACCAGCTCAAGTTTTTCCTTGATGGTCTCGACTTCTGTATCGTATGCTTTTGTAAGCTCGTCCATTCTAGCTTTCATCTTGCGATAAATTCTAGCAAGTTCGCTTAGAGGTATCACCTCATCTATTACTTCTTCTGACATTTATTTCTCCTGTGTGTTTTTTAATTTGTTTGTCTAGCGTTAGACATTGTATAACAGTTCTTTATACCATTGCAACCTCCTTTTGAATATTTATTTCGTTCTCGAACATTTCAGTTATAAGTAAGTTGTCACTAACTTTAGCCTCCAATGCCTTGAACATCTTCTTCTCGATGGGTGAACCTTGTATGTGAATGACGGTCACTTTATCAGAGTCCTGCCCCTTGCGATCCGCTCTAGCTATAGCTTGCGTGTACTGCTCAACGCTCATCAAGGGGCCATAGAATACCACCGTATCAGCTCTTGTCAAGGTGATTCCATGCGCAGTTGCTTGGGGTTGCATCACGAGCACCCTAGGGTTTTCCTCATTCTGGAATCTCCTAATAATGTCCGAGCGTTTTGGTGGGGTAACTGTGCCGTTGATGAACTCTGCCGTAATACCACGCTTCAACAAATGTGTGTGTATGGTATCAATCGTTGAACGAAACATAGCAAAGATAATAACTTTGCGTTGCGTCTCTTCAAGAATCTCTTCCAACACACCAAGCCTTGGCGCTGAATCAAACTCTACAACCTCACGGTCATCGGTGTAGGCCGCACCACAACTGATTTGCAATAGCTTACTGACAGCCGCAGCAGCATTGACTGCGCTGATCGTTTCACCTGAAGCTTGCACAAGCATTTTCTCTTTAAGCAAGTTGTAGTACTTGGCTTGTTGAGGAGTGAGTGGCACTTCACGAGTCATCGTCATCACAGGTGGCAAGTCTAAACATTGATCTTTGGTAAACCTGATAGCGGGTTGCAAAGCATCATGCACTTGTTGTTTTGCATCTTCCTTTGGCGCCCACTTGTACATGGTCATCTTGTTCATCACCTTGTCACGCCATCCTGTAAAGAACATCGGCACACCTTTAGGATTCACGAGCTTGGCTAAACCATACGCATCTACTGGGGATTGAGATGCAGGCGTGCCTGTCATCATCCACAAGTGTGTGTCAGGGGTCAGTATGGACTTGAGTGCTTTCCATCTTTTAGTAGATACTGTTTTGTAGGCATTGGCCTCATCAACAATCACAAGGTCAAATCGTCCATCGTTCACAATCTCGTTGGCAACCAAATTAAGGCCGTCATAGTTTGTGATGACAAACTCATAGCTTTGTTGAATCATCTCTATCCTGCGGGTAGCCTGCGCGTGGTGCGCGACTACGGCAGAACGATGGATGATGCTGTTGTTCAAGTCTGATAGCCACGCTGACTGCATGATGGACAAGGGGCAGAGTATCAAGCAACGCCTAACATCTCCTCTCTTCATCAAGTAATCAGCCGCCCATAGCGCCGATAAGGTCTTGCCAGTACCCGGCTCAGAAAACACAAAGGCTTTCTTGTTAAGTGTAAGAAAAGAAGATGTCTCAATCTGATGTTCCATCGGCGTGAACCGACCCGGCCAATCGTAGCGTCTAATGATAGGAGAAGGTACATTCTTAACGCCAAGATTGCGCAAGACTCTTACCTCATCCAAATCCCAATAGACTGCTACCTCGTATCCATCCTCTACTTCAAACACTTTGTGTTTAGGAATAATGCTGTACTTCTCTGGGTTCCTTGTTCGGAATACCAGAGCTTTGTCTTCTATAATTTGCATTTACTTCTCTCTGTTATTTGTTGTCGCCCATGTTTTTCTTTGGGTCTCTTAAACGTAGGTTGCCCGGAACTGTCTTACCGCCCTTTCTTAACGGTTTAATATGGTCTATCTGTTTACCCACTCGATCAATGCCTTTCTTATCATACTCGCCCCTGGCTTTCTGACGTTCAAGCTGATCTTGGGTCTCGCCTGTTTTCTTTTGCAATTTGTATGCGTGCTTGTAGTCACGCTTGCCGTTAACTTGCGTCATGGTTAATGCTCCTTAGTAAAGTGTTCACTACACGAGGGTGTACTTTTTGTTTCATAACATCGTTGATTAAACGCATTGCTAAAACAGTGGCGCATGGCGTGTGCATAATGATGTGCCCGTATTTCTCCGTATCATCAATAGCCACTGTGCCATCATGTTCAACCGCACAATCTTCTAAGTTAAGAATTTTGTGACATACATGGCACACGCTTGCTGTACCCACAGTTCTTTCTCCACCAGCATAAAAACTCATAGTCTCTCCTAATGTTTTGGATGATGTGTACACGTTGTCACAGGGCACCAAGGACACAAGGGTGATGGTCTGGGATTCCATACGTTTGTGTCATGGGCTTGTTCTATTCTAGCCACTCGCTCTCTATACTGCCACCACTCTGCCTCGGCTTGATCGAGGGTCATGGCGTGCCTGACCATGTCGTCTTTCACCACAAACAACAGAGCAGAGTTAACCTTCCTGATGTGTGGCATATGGGCAAAGACCATCAAAGACATGAGCTTTAACTGTTCCCGATCAGGGTACTTGTTGTTGCCTGTTTTGTAGTCCACAACCCAAGCGGTCATGTTCTCGTCGTCTACGATGATTAAGTCGGCGATGCCCCTGACCCATGCGTCTGGGCTTTTCCAATCGCAGGGTTTGAGATCAGTCGTGAGCGCCATTTGAAGCTCACACATCTTTCGACCAGGCTTTGCTATGAGCGCATCAAGGGTGGCTTTGGCAAAGTTAAACTGTTCAGGCAACACCACACCATCTTGGATGTAGTCCTCTGCTGCTTTGTGAAACTCTGTGCCGTACCGAGTGGCGTCGTTCTCAACGAATGGAAAATTCTTTAAGACCTTGACCTCTTGATAGCGTTTAGCGCATCCCTCGTAGTCCTTTAGGGAGCTGTGTGACCATGTGACTTTCATTAGTACCTCGCTGATTTAATTGCTTTGGCTAGCCGTTTAGCAAACTCTTCTACAAAATACTCTCGTTTGTTGAGTTTAAATTCACCCATGTCAACAAGGATTGCGTGAACAAGCTCGTGCCAAAAGGTTTCTTTCATCTGCGCTTCGCCGTATGGTCGCCCCGTTCGATTGTTCTTAGCGCCTATCTTGATCTTTTGATCTGGGTAACTTACTTTACCCATCTCGCCTTTATCAAGCAGTGCTTCAACGATCTCAACTGAGTACCATTTAAGGCCTACTTTTATCTTGCGTGGTATTTGTTCTACCATTTACTTCTCCTTATTGTTTTGCTAACCCATAGCGCCTGTGTGCGCCAACATCTGCATCTAATGGTATGCCTTGCATATAGCTTGGCTCCATAGTCATTTGCGCCAAGACCCAAGTCTTAGCTTCTTCCACTTCCGACTCAGGCACGACAGCGATTAGCTCGTCGTGTACTGTGCCTGCTATGAAGTATCTTTTGGATACTCTGAGCATTCCGTCCGTCATCACAATGCGTGCTAATGCCTGTGTGACATTGTTCGTTATCTTTCCTGCGTATAACTTGGTAGCGTCTGGCCCGTATACATACTGGCTCCTACCTTTGTCGTCTTCTATGATTCTTAAATTGGGGTACAGCAATTTCATGCCGTTAGGTAATTCTATTTCTTCCTTGCGAAATGTCAAGCACTTGTATGTAAGTTCTTCACCATCATGCAAAGACTTCTTTAAGAAGCTATCACAAGCGTGCCAAAACGAGACCACTTGAGACGCTGTGGATCTATAGATGTCTATGATTCTCTTAGAAGCTACAGCATGGTGCACCAAATCTTGGATCGTACAAGTGTGAGGGATATCCCTAAGTTTGACTTCATTGCCTTGCCACTCCACAAACTTATCGTAAAAGTCTTTGTTCACACCGAGCGCCTTGGCGAACCTCTTTTCGTAGCGTACTGGCGGAGCACCAAGGAACCCCACCAACAACTGCGACGCGAACGACGCCCAACCGAGTCCGTAACCGCAACCCAAGAGCGCACTCTTTGCAGACTGCCTGAGATCGGGATGCGACTCTTTACTAAGTCCGGGTATGTTAAACATCTGCGCACCGAACGCGGCATAAGGGTCAGCACCTGACCGAAAGATGTCAAGCATCTCTTCGTAATCCGAAAGCCACGCAAGTACTCGCGGTTCAATTTGCGAGAGGTCGCCGACGACCAGACTTTGCCCTTCGGGAGCCATAATTGCTTTGCGTAGGAATGAACCACGCTTAAGGTTTTGCATATTGATGGCCGAGCCTTTCGCTGCCGACCACCGACCACTCTTCGCACCGTAATAGGAGAGAGGTACTGGTAAGGCGCCGCGTTTACTAATGTCAAGGAACCGCTGAGCACGGGTACGCTCAGTGGTCGATTTAACCCGTAGACGCGCTTGACAAAGTAAGGCAACGTCTTCACGTTCACCGTTGAGGAGCGCTTGAAAAAGGGCATCGTTCTTAGCGAGCGCAAGTGTTTCTTTCCCTGTAGTTTTACTGACTTTCTTTGGGGGAACCACACCGAGGGCGATAAGCTGTTCAGCAAACTTTGGGTTCGACGCGAGTTCAACTTCTTCCACGCCGAGTTTTTGTAATAAGGCTTCACGAGATGTCCTTTCTTCTTCGATGGCATTGGATAACATGAGTGGGTCAAGCTCAAGCGTTGGTTGTGTAAACATCTTGAGCGTCATGTCGATCAGTCTTAGTTCCTTGGATGGGTAGGCAACCACCAGCCTCTTAAATATTTCCTCGCACAAAAACACATCATGTTTGCAGTACTCACTGAGGTCTCGCTCGAGCGCGGCGGCCAACTCGTGAACTCCATCAGTTGAGTGTACAGCTGTCCCTTTCTCGGGAAGTCCGAAGTCTCTGGCGAGTTTTGCCAACGAGTTTCCAACCTCCACGCCTCGTAAAGCTCTCGCCATTGATAACGAGTCGAAGATAAAAGCGGGTCTGCACCCGTACCTCCAAGAGAGGATGGCAATATCGAACTGGGCATTATGTGCAAGTACGGCGGTTCGTCCCCAGTCGATACTTGAAAAGAATTCAGGTAGTTCTGATCTTGTAACCCATCTAATTGGATCTGTGCTTCCATACTCATGGACACAAGCTCCGAACGCGGTAAACCTATCATCTCGTATGTACTCCTCTGTGGTCATCTTTGATAGTGTGTAGTCTGCTTTAGACCAACGCGTCTCAAAGTCGATTGTTAGTATTCTGTCGTATGGTTTCAATTAAAATCCTTTCTTGGCGGTGCGTCACTCATCGCCATGTAGTTAAAAAAGTTATTTGCTGATGTGAGTAGGTGAGCTGCCGTCATGGGCGTGGCGTTGATGCTTGTGACTCCTGCAACTGGCTCGTCAGGCCAGCCTACTATCAGCACCGCACTCGGCCCATCTTTGGCATAGCATCGCAACACTTGACTAAGAGCGCTTTTGAAATGGTTTTTCTCTTGCTCTGTCATGCTGTTGACGATCTCCTCCAACTCCTCTTGTTCTAGTTGTTCGCCCATATAAATTCCACAATCTCGTTGATGTTTGTTTCTCGTATCACAAAGGTCTTTCCTCCTGCAAGATCGATGCGCCCTAGTTCCCGACTTTGCAACGGCGTAAGTTGCCCTTTGCCCGCCTTGCACTCAATACCAATGAAGCGTCCATTAAAGCACGCAATGATGTCAGGTATCCCCGCACGCCCTAGCCCCATGCCAGGGGGCGAGAAGTGATACACCTTGTGCGCTTCTAATATCTTTTTGACTTGGTTTTTGACTTTGCCTTCAGGAGTCATTGTGCGTCCCGCAGTGTTTCGTTAATATTTGCTAGTTTGTCATGAATCATCTCCAGCGCGTACACAATATCGTATAGTTGCTTTTCTGATATTGCTGAGTTTTCAATTGCGTCTGCTACTTTTTGAAAGCCCTCAGAAATAGTGTGGATTATTGCGACTGATTGTTCGTTTGTCATTTTGTTTCCTTTGGTGTTCTATCTTCCGTACTTTTATAAAAATCAAGAGTGTACTTTAAAGTGTCAACAACCCTTGCTAGAGGCATACCTGTTCCGTATACCAACTGCCCTAAGTAACTGACCATAGCGCCAATTGCAGTTTCTGGATTTGTATCTGCAAACATATCTTGCAGTTGTTCGACAGCTTTTGCCACATCGTCCATTTTCTTTTTTACTCTGCGTGTTTCTTCAATGTCTTTATCTATCATTTTGTTTCCTTTGGTGTTAAATATCTAAAATAATAACTCACAATGTGCGTGGGTACATCAAAAGCTTCGGCAATCTGTCGGTATGACTTGCCTTGCTCTCTCAGTATGTGCATCCTTCGTGTGTTGAGGGGCGTTCGTTTGCGCCCCGATCCTGTG